GCGTCCACAGGGCTTTGAGGGCGGAGGTGTCGGCCATCAGATTCTGGACGGTCTGGACACGGGTTCGGTGCTGATCGAGCGTTTCGTCATCGGCGGACGAATACACCCCGACTTCAAGGGTAACGGTGTAATTGCCGTAAGGGTGGCTACCGAGGGCGTCAACGGACTTGGACGCCTTGGAATAGGCCGTAACAAGCGGGATGACCTTGATTTCTGGGGTGATACCCTTGTGGACGGCCACGCCCGTGAGGTTGGCGGCGAGGTAGGCCGAAACCTTTTCCTCAACGATGGTACGGGCTGAATAGAATGGGATGCTCATGGTTAAGTGTTTGTAAGGGTAAAACCTTTTTGAAGTTTTTGGGTAATCTGAAGAAGCGTGCCGTGGTTCTTGGAACCCTTGAGGGCATGGAGCATCTTCTCACGCATGGCGAAGCCACGATGGTTCCAAGCCTTCTGGAACAGGTGCCAGCCCTGCGAGTGGTCACGGGCGATGGCGTTGCCAATCTTCACCTTGGGTTTGGGGCCAGTCAGTTGGGGTTGGCAAATGGCGTTGATAGAAGGTTGGCCAGAAATCCATCTTGAAGTAGGCATGAAGCCCAACTTCTTGCCTGCGTGATACCAACCAGCCTTCAGTTTACCTACACGGTATTGGACTTTCTTGATGTAGGATTCGACCAACTTCCAGTCGGCCACGAAGTTCGTTGGCTTCCTGTTTTTACCCACATAATAATTGGGCTTTCCACGGATATGCTCATGGACTGACTGGATGCTTTGTTGGGTATCGCTGTCGCTTACCTTGGCAAAGCCAGACATACGGTTCTGTTGTGCGTGCCTTTGCTTGAAATCATCGAAGTCCGCCTGGGTTACCATCCTCCCATTCAAGTGGTACACACGGAAAATCCATGAAGGCTCATGGGGGGGAGGCTTTTTGTCCTTGGCCCGAATCCATTGTTCAAAAATACCCAAATCGCCACGGCTGGCTACAAGGGCATAAGGAGCCTGGTCAAGCGGTGCAAAAATCTTACGGACATCACGGCTGACGGCGGCACGACCCTTATCACGGGCTTTATTGCCGAAGCCGCCTTCTCCGCCCTTGCTGATCGAGGGGGCCGAACCAGAGAATGGGGGGGTAAAGTCGCAGGCGTCACGGGCGAGCAGTCGTGCCTCGTTCTTGACCACATCGGCCATAGTCTTACGCATGACTTGGCAATAGAGTGCCACATGGGTCTGGTACAGGTCGGTGTTCATGCGAACATTCCGAGCCGTGCGGATTTGAATGGCCATTACTGAACCAGCGTCTGCACCTTGCAGATCACCCAAGCCGAGGGGGGTCGGTCGGTGACCGTCATAATGCGATACTGCTCTCCGTTAAAGGCGATGATGTTACCGAAGGCGATAAGGCCAGGATGGGCGGCGGCGTTGGTACGCAGGAACTTCACATCATACGAGGTGGACGAGGTGAAACCACCCGTTTCCAAGTCCTGCATCACGGAAGGCTGACTCATTAGGGCATTTAAGGCCACGGGCGTGCCTCCTGGGACGCTTTTAACGGTCACAGCCTTCGGAATCTCCCCAAGGATTTCAAGGGCGTCAGAAGCCCATTCTGAAGGTAAGTCGGCCATCTGTAATTAGCGAGGTGTCAACAAAAGGAGAAGCCCACCCCCGTAGGGATGGGCCTCTCGGCATTGACGCATCGGGGTCGGTAAGACCGCCCCCTAAATCCTCTCCGCTATTAAGCGAAGCGGATACGCTGGAGGGCGTTCGGGTTACCGACAGCCGTACCCTGGAGCCAGACGGCCTGCATATTGTGCGTGCCCATCTGCCAGTTGTAGAAGTAACGGAGAGCGAAGGTGAAGCCGCTTTCGGGATCGGTCACATTCATCTGTTCGCCACCGCCCGTGGTCGGGCTGGCAGGAACACGGGTGACGATGACAAGACCTTCCTTGCAGGAGGCGATACCATTCAGACCTTCGGTGGTCGGGGTGCCGAGGGCGGCGAAACCATTGAACTCGCTGACGCCGAAACCGTGGAGTTTCTTGTCGATGGAGTTGTTCTGGATAACATCCGAAACACCATACGAGAAGGTCTGGGCGACGGACGGGTCTTGGACGAGTTGACCGAGAGCATCGGGCGACAGGAGGATGTGACGATCGTTGTGAGGCAAGTTAGCCTTGGTCAGCGAGGTAGCGGCGTTGGCCACGGCCACACGGTTGAAGCCAGCGAGCGTACCATCGTAAGCCTTGTTCGCAAAGTTGGCGGCGGTCACCTTTCCGAGAACGGCGTTGAACAGGGACAACTGGATGGCGTTGGCCATCGGAGCCATAAAGAGGCGGCGGAGGCGTTCCAGCGAGAGCGTGGAGGCTTCGAAGTCCGTGAAGGCAACATCGACATAGTCGGGTTCTTCAAGGGTGATAGCGACATCGGTCGAGGAAGCGGCGGAAGGAACATAGCCGTTAGCGGGGTTATACTTCGTGGAAGTAAACGAACCAGCGTAGCGGGTGTGAACGGTGGAGCCTCGTTCAGCGACATAGGAACCGAAGTCCGTCACGGCGATCTTGGTCAGCGGGACGAGTTCGGGGACGAGCGTGCGGAGGGATTCCTCGGCAACGAGTTGGAGCGTTAAGCCACCAATGGAGTTAGACATAATAGTATTTTACGGGGTTAAGGTTTGGGAAATTACTTGAGGCCAGACGCACGCAGGATTGCGGGGCGATTCTTGGTGTAGAAAGCGGAAGCGGCCTTGGCGTCCTTCTGCTTGAGGGCGACCCATTCATCGGCCAGTTCCTGGTCGTTCTTGGCAGAGACGGCCACATCGGACGGGGAAACCTCGACAGGGTTGACACCGACAGCGGCCACGATGTTTGCGGCCTTCTTGCCAGCGGACTCATGTGCGGCTTTGGCTTGAGCGAGTTCGCTTTGCAGGGTCTTGATGATGCCTTCGGATTCAGCAAACTTCTCGCTGGCTTCGGTGACCTTGGCGGTCAGTTCGATCAGCGTGGCTTCCTTGGAAGCGAGAACGCCATCCAGTTCGGCGACCTTGGCGGCGAGGGAAGCAACTTCAGCGACCTTGGATTCCACTTCCGTGGACTTGCCCGTGAAAGCCGCTTGCAGGGAGTTGAACCGTTCTTCGAGAGACAATTTGCTCATTTTGGAATTAGCGAGGTGTCAAGTTAGGCTTTGGTCTTTTCGTCCGTGATAATCGGATTACAGCCAGGTTCGTTGGGCAGTTCCTTCTCATCGGCTTCATCTTCATCCTCATCGGATTCAGTCCCATCTTCGTTTTTCTTCTTCTTTTTCTTCTTTTTGTCGCCAGAGATGGGGGCCGCACCATCTTCGTCATTACCCTGTTCTGGGGTGACTTCGGCGGAAGCGTTCATGGCGTAGGTGGAGGTGTTGCCGATGGACGGCTCGGCACCTTCGTACGCTTCGTAGATTTCCTCGCCGACATACTTGAGCAGATCGTCAAAAGAGTCCTTGATGCCCGTGACAAGCATCTTGGAAGCGGCAAGACGGCCAGACCAGCATTGACCCTGCATATCTTCGACCTTGGCCATCGAACGGACGGCCAACACATCGGAGATGAACCAGTCGTGCGTTTCCTTCACATCGGCATTGAACAGGGCTTTCTGCTCTGGGGTGGTTTCGGTGCCAGGATAGCCAGCGGCCTTGGCCCAACCAGACTTGAACATCTCAACCTTGTAGCCTTCCATCTCGTAAGCCTTGGACTCGTTGAGGAAGCCCATGAAGCAACCGATGTTGGCCACGATGGACGAACCGCTGACCCAGACTTCATCGCATTGGCTCATCAGCCAGTAGCCGCCCGAGCAAGCCTGCTTGCAAGTCCAACCGATGGTACGCTTCTTGCACTTGCGGATACGCTTGGCGAGTTCGGGGACGCCCGTGACGGTGCCGCCTGGGGAATCCACATCAAAGATAATTACCTTGATGTTATCGTCACGCTCGGCGTCCTCAAGCATCTCCTCGATGTCCTCGATGTCGCAACAACCCGTCATCTTGTCGATTTCGCTGATGCCGCTACCGATCACGCCCTTGATGGGGATGACGGCAAGGCCAGCGTTCTTGGCCATCTGGGGGCGAGGGCCAAACACCAGTTCCAACATATCCTCAAGGGAGTCGTTGGCTTGGGTGGCGGTCGGGTCGAACTTGGCGATACGCTCAAGGTGTGCCTTGGCCTTGTAGGACTCGATGAGCATCGGAGTCCCCGTGAAGTAGGCGTTGGAAAGGTTATTCATCGGTAGATTTGTTGGATGGGCTTGGGCCTACATTCGGGTCGTCTGGGTCGGCTTCGATCTTCTCGCCGTCATCCATCTGTTCCTGCTCCCTTTGGTCATCGCTCTTGTACGCCTCGTCCACATCGGCAGGCGACACATTCTCGGGCATGATGGCGGCGGAAACCTGGAGGTCGAACTCATCGGCCAGTTCCTTGAAGTGAGCCTTCTCTGCGTACAACTCACGGGCGACCGCCTTCGGGTCGTTGCCCATTTCGAGTTGGTGTTGCGTCCAAGTCTTGAGGCCAGCCTTGATGTCGGCACGGTTGGCGATGGCGTCACGGCCAGTATCGACGGTGACACGGCGTGGAGTCGTCCAGCCTACTCGGTGCCAGTAATCGTTGGCGGGAAGGATGCCGTCCTTGATGGCGTTGCCGATGACATAGCCCCACACGGGCGTGAGGAAGCGTTGCATCAGAATGGACTGACGGTGCTGGAACTTGCGGTCAGCCTTGGCGATGATGAGGCGAACAGACGCACCGCCGATCTTGGTCGGGTCGTAGGTGAACTCGTAGGGCAGGAAGCCCGAAAGCGAGTCACGGATGAGGTGGTCGATGAAGCCCGTGAAGGTGCTGTTCGGGCGGTTGGATTCGAAAGACTCCATCTTCTCGCCAGGAGCAAGGGAGAGAACCTTGCCGCCGATGAAAGTGGACGCTTCGTTGGGGTCGGTCAGACCGTTGTTGCCGTAGTCCTGCGGACGCATCCCGAAGGCTTCGAAGTCGGACTGCGAGCCATCGAACTGCGGGTTCTCACGGGTAATCGTGCGAGTGATGTCGCTGGAAGTCTTGACGGCCAACTTCTCAAGCGAGAGGATTTCCAACATATCAATGATGTTATTGATGCTGTGCTGGAGGGGGCTGTACGCACGGGCACCCGAAGCGAGTTCGGGTTCGTAGAGGTGCAGGACGGCGTTGGCGGGAACCTCACGGCTGGAACCGTCCGAACGCAGGACATTGTAGTAAACGGGGGCACCATACGGGCCGAACATGATGCCATCGACCATGCCAGGAGGCGGGGCACCAGAGGCGGCGTTGCCGACACGGTGGGACTCGATGACCTGTAACTTGGGGGCACCACCTGGGCCTCGGGTCTTGATGATGAAGCACTCGCCGTCACGATCCATCAGACGGCAGACGATGTGCTGGAGTTCGAAGAACGAATAGCGACCCGTGATGTCGGTGTTCTTGGATGCCCATTCACGGAAATAGATGTCGGCGAGGTTATCCCAAATCTCATCGCCAGACTCGGCTTGTGCCTTGATGCCCGAACCGACCGAGTAAAGTGCCATGTCACCGATGGCCTGTCGGATGAGTCCCGCATTGAGTTCCAAGTACCGCATCCTGCGGGTCGTCTCCATGCGGTCGAACACCGTCATGGTCTTTTTGAAGTCCTGCGGCCAGGACGACCAAATCCAACTACGCTTGTTGGAGAACTTGGCTGACTCGAAATTGCTGAAGATGCCAGGGCCAGACGATGCCTGCTTCTTCGGCGTCAGATCGGCGGCGGTAGGCTTGCCCTTCTTGGGCTTGCCGATGACTGGGACTTTCTTGGAGATTTTCTTTCGCATTACATCGAACGGAAGTTGTTGAGGCCGTTATAGACACGAACCCTATCGACACCACCATACTTCTGGGGGTCTTTGAGTTGCAAAGCGTAACGGGCCTCAAGCAAAACCGTGGTAATGTCGATGGGCCATCCCTTGACCACGGAGGTACCCGAATCGGAGTATTCCATCATGGTCTTGCCTTCCTTGAGCAAGGCAACTGCTCGGGCAACGATGTCCTCAATGTCGGTAATCGACAAAATAGTAAAAATACCAGTTGCTCTAGCCATTTGGAATTAGCCTCATGTAAAGGGGGTCTGCGGCCCACCCATTTGCATCACCAGAGCCACCACAGCACGACACGCCACCGAGTGAACCGCAGACTTGAGGGTACTGTGACCCTCCTCGGTGAAAGGTCAAGCGGTTTCTGCTTCCACGGCGGGTTTTTCTTCGGCCACGGTTGCACCCTTGTTTTTGCCCTTACCCACGATTTTGGACATCATGGCGAACAGCACACCCTGCACTTCGCAGTCCCACAAGTGGTTGGCTCGATCACCGATGGGGAGCCAGATGGGGGTGCCAGCGTTGTTCTTGGTGCGGTGTTCGGACTGCATTTGTTTGCGGTACTCGTCCCCGAAGTCCTCGGGGTAGGTGTGGGCACCAGCCCTCCGCAGGCGGGATAGGGCGTCCTTGAACACCAGGTTGGAATACAGGAACAGTTTGCAGGACTGGGCACCCACTTGGATTACCTTGGAGCGAGAGTAGGGACGGTAGGCGACCTTGATGCCGTAGGGAGTCTGGACACGCCATGCGAACTCGTTTTGACCAGCACCCTTGGTAGCGTTCCATCCGTATTTTGCACAAGTACGATAAACGGCATCAGTATTCGGGCCGTCACCCGAGTCCAGAAAGACGAAGAAGTTTGATACATCATGCTTGAGTTGGAAAGCCCGTAGTTCGTCCTCGGTGGCGAGGAAAGACCATTCCTTGCCTCGGCTCTTGCCGTCCGTAGCCCAGCGGCGAACGACTGCGTAGTACCCGTTGCGTTGCACATCGACATTGAGGGTGCGTAGCCATGCGAACTGCTTGGACTTCTTGTGTTCTTCGGTGATCGGTGCTGGCATCAACTTGCCGTCCACCATCGCCGCTTCGTCATCCCACGGGTCGGCCATCTTGTAGCCGCTTGGCATGATTTCGCCGCCGTCCTCGTCTGGGTTCTCGACCCAGGAGATGGCCAGACGCTTCTGCTTGAACTCGATGCGAGCCGTGTCGTCCCCGTGTTCATCGTATGCACGCTTGGCGTTGATGGCTTCCTCCGCCAAGTCGCCCCACGACAAACCCCATTGACCGCAGAGCGAGTTCCAATGGAATCCAACGATGCCTTTTGGTGCGGTCGAGTTCATGGGCACATAGGATGCCTTGGCGTTCATCTCCTGCCGTGTGGCGAAAGAGTCATCGTGCATATGGCCGCAGGACTTGCACTTGTATTTGATGCCCTTCTTGACCATCTCGATGTCCCAGCCGCCACCGCCCTTGGCGTCCTCTGGGTAGATCAATTGCTCCCACTCGTAGGGCTGTTGCGTCTCACAGGCCAAGCACTTGAACATCCACTCACGGCGATCTGAAGTGTTCCAGAGGTTCGTGATGTCATCACCTTCCACGCCGCCCTGCGAGATGAACACGGACTTGCCGTTCCAAGTGAAGGCGGTGCGGCGGCGTTGGGCTTCGCCAAGGTGACCCTTCTTCCACGACCACACTTCGTCCCCGCCGAGGAAGCGGATGGAACGGCGTTGGAGGTTTCGTTTGTTGTCCGCACCCAGCACCCACATGGTACACCGCTGGAACTGGTGCGTGTGCCAGTTGGACTTCTCGGTGGTGCTTAACTTGGCCTTGGCCGCAGGGGTCGCTTCCCAGATGGGACGCAAGCGGTTGGCTTGCCAGTCCTTGGCGTTCAAGTCCACATCCTGCAAGAGCAGGGTCGGGCCAGGAGTGCGTGCGGCGATGAAAGCCGACCACAGTTCCAGCAGGGTGGACTTGCCCATCTGCACCGCACCGAACACCACGATTGTGTGGATTTCTGGGTCGGTCATCGCACGCAGGATGGGCGACAAATACGGAGTGGTTTCGACTCGGAACGCCCCAGGCATCGGCCCAGGCATATTCTTCACATTGGCTTCAAGCCAGTCCACGATGTCCCCGTCTGGGTCGGGGGCCAGCATCGCACGCAGATGCGACTCGTAGGTGTCAGCCGTCTCGTCCATTATTCCTCGGTGTCGTCAACTTCTTCGGTGGACGCCTCCGCTTCGGTCGGGTCAATGTCGGCTTGCGGCGACTTGATTTCCTCCTCGGACTCCGCCACCGCTTCGGACACACGGGACAGGATGCGGGTCATCTCCTCGTCGATGGCCTTCAACGCACGGCCAGGATGGTCGGGGTTGGCACGGGAAGCGACCTTGGTGCCCAACTGCGTGAGTTCGTTGCGGAGGTTCGTCAGAATCTTGCCGAAGCGTTCGATGGCGGTCTGCGTGCGGATGAACTCACGGGAGGCGATCTGCCGTGCGTGGAGTTCCTTCTCCATCGTGATGAGGGTCTTAACCAACTTGTCGTAGGTCGAGTAGGACTTGCTGGCGTCTGGAGAATCGTTGGCGAGGTCATCGAGGTACTTGCGGTGGGCCAGAGCCTTGAGTTCCCGCTGACGCTCGACCGTCTCGTTGAAGTCCTTGTCGCCCGTGACGCTGGCCTGCGTGCCGCCCCGCACCGCCCGTCTGGACATGACCCATGACTCCGCCGCCTCGTAGGAGTCGATGGGCATCCCTTGGGTGATGTAGGCGTTGACCAACTGCTTGGAGATGCCGAGGCGTCCAGCAAGGTCGATGGGTCGGATGCGTTCGCTCATTTAGTTGCGGCCTTAATGCGGGCTTCGGCGATGGCGGCGTACTCTGGTGATAGTTCAATGCCGATAAAGTTGAAGCCTTGAATGACGGCACCTCGACCTGTCGAACCCGATCCCATGAACGGGTCAAGAATGGTTCCTCCAGTTGGAGTGACCAGGCGGCAAAGGTAGGCCATGAGGTCGGTCGGCTTTACTGTCGGGTGAAAGTTTGCCCTGGGTTTGTTGGTTCGGTTCCTTGGATTATCACCACCAACACCACTATCCAGAACTCTATCGCTTTCCCTTTTTTCTTCAAACTCATCTAACCCATCATCTCGGTCATCCTTGCAGGCCTTTGGGCAATAGAAGAAACGGGCGGAGGACTTGTCTTTATCGCCAGGAAACAAATCCAACACTTGTTGGCTTCCGTCGTGGATGAGGTTGGCGGGGAAACGGCCTTTGTTGCTGCCTGTTTGATAGTAATCCCCAACTGGTTGAACTTCTCCGATATTTCCTGTAAAGTAAGAAGAAGAAGAAGAATGATTACGTGTGGTTGTATCTTCCGTCCCGACCCTGCACCCGTCAATATTCAGGCCGCCGACTCCCCACTTGCGGACGTTATCGACGACAGTCCCATCAAGCGGCTTGCGGGCGACGCAGATCGGCTCGTGGGCTGGCTTTAAGGAGGTTCCCCAGCCGTCCCATTGTTTTGCTTCATTTGTAGCGGGGGCAGTAATCTCAAACTCTGTCTTGCCAGCAAAATTGGCGATGTTCCCCTTGGTAAGACCAGCCTTGCCTACGCCAATAACGGAACGCTCGACTTCTTCGATGCTCTCAAAGGGCAAACAAAGAAAGTCCTTAATCTTGTTGTATTGCTCCAATGTTATCCCTTGCCCGTTTTGCTTGTTCCATAGCCACCCTGTCGGATTGCCGTTCTTGCTTGGGAAAAGTGCAGACAACTCGGCTTTGGTAATGCCTTTTTCCTCGGCAGTCTTGATTACATAATCAATAAACCAAGTTAGGTCTTTGCCACCATTTTTATCCATCGCCTTGCTGATGTTATGCGACTTCGGAAACCCTGAACCATAGACCCACATGATTTGGTCACGCACCTCAAACCCAGCGTCCTCGATTGCACACGCCATGCGGTGGTAAGTGCGAGAACCAGAGAAGGCCAGCAGATGACCGCCAGGTTTTAATACTCGCAGACACTCTTTCCAAAGGATGACGCTGTAAGCGATGCCAGTCGAATCCCAGGACTTACCCATGAAACCAAGTTCATAAGGCGGGTCGGTTACAATTGAGTCAATCGAGTTGTCGGGCAAAGTTGGCAGGACATCAAGGTTACTGCCGATGTGTATTTGATTGCTCATTTGCGTTTCAGCCTCGCACAAGCGTGTTCAGATTTCATGTAAACAGAAGGAGGTAATCCCAACTTCCGCTGGATGGTCTTGACCCGCAGGGACACCGCCGCCCGTGTCAGCCCGTGTTCCTTTGCCAAGGCCGTCATGTTGGGTTGGCCAGGGACGCCGATGGACAACTTGATGCAAGTCGCCTGCAACCTGTTCTCGGGATGATCGCTGTCGCCCAGCACCGACAGTATCTTGGAGATGATGTCCAGCACCTCCGCCTTGGTGTAGTTCCTGTCGGTCATGTGCGTCTCGGGTTCAAGGTAATAGTTGTCGGGACGATACTCCCGCCGCTGGATGGAATCCACATTGTAGCCCCTCGGCCCGTGCGTGGTCTTGCAGGAACCCTCGTAGGAATCCTCCTTGTCGGAGTCCACATAACGGTAGGCCAAGCCGATGCCGCTTTTGCTCGGGTCTTTCGGGTCGAACCCGTCCTTGAGCAACGCATCCTTCTGTTCCTGCGTGCAACGCCGCCACCATGCATCGTACAATTTCCGCAAGTCGGCGTTCATGGATTTTCGATGAGTTGCTCCACCTTGGAGATGACCGTCAGCATGATGGAAGCCTCGGCCACTATCTTGTCGGCAATCGCTTGGTCGTTCGTGTTGTACGCACGAATCAAGTGACGAACGGCCACACGCCGCAATTCCTCCAAGTCGGAACGGATGCCGTTGGGAGTCCTGTCGGGATGGAAGTCGCAGATCAATCTGACACCGACATATGACTGCTTTCCTCCGCCCGTCAACAGGTCAAACCGAGTGCCGCACGAAGTAGAGGTTGTCGTCCGTTTGGCCGATCATGCCCAGACGCTGGGCTGACCGCACCATGTTCCAAGCGACCTTCTTGTCCATCGGCTCCCCGTAGGTTTCCGTCCACAGGAGGGCCAAGGCATCCCGCAGTTCGTGCGGTCGCATCGGCTCGGTCGGAATCATGTCGAACACCGCTTGGATGAGCCGACCCCTCTCCTGGGCTTTCGCCTCCCTCGCCGCCGTCAGCCTGTCGATGTGCTGACGCAACCGCTCGGGATGCTTCGCCCACATCGCCTGCCAATGGGTCGGCTTCTGGTTGAAGTTCGGGTTCGATCTGCGGCCCCGCTTCCGAGGCTGGTCTTGTGGTGCTTGGTGGCTCATGTCTTTTCGATGTTGCATAAGGGTCACCCTAATTGGCAAGCCCTAAAAGGCGTAAAGCCAATTAAGGGTGAAACCCTTATTCTATTTACATATGTTATCCCCGAAGGGGATACAGTAAATAGGTTCAATGCTACTGTGGTGGTTACTGTGATGGTTAATGTGGTGGGTATAACCGTGAATACGCCGTCACAGTAACG